CAAATAATCAAGCCAGTCCTTAGCGCAATTCTGCAGACGTTCTTCTCTGATATCCGGTCTTTCTTTACGCTGCATATAGGAATATCGCCAACATTGTCCGCTCTCTCCCACGCGATAATCAGCACCTTCGCGTTCAATATATCTGCAGATCTTATGGATGGTCGATTTCCTGTTCTCCTTCCGGATCAGCGTTGTGTTGCATCCGAAAAGTTTATAGAACCGTTCCAGTTCTTCCGCTTTCAGGTTGTAACCAGAGCTTTGAGCTTCCTGCAATAATCTCAGTTCATCAATGTTTCCATCAATAGACTGCAGTATTCGCGTGTTTTCCTTCGTAAGACCAAGAATTTCAAATATTGTTTTTCCACTTTTTCTCAGTCCCCTAATTCCATTCCGGCTTTCATATCCAAAGGCACCATCGTGAAACTCATTGATCAGATGTGCGGCCAGTTTATACAGCCCCATTTTTATAAACCATTCAAGCTGCGGAAACTTTCTGTATCTGTTGATTGCCTTTGCATAATGTATCTGTTCACTCGGTCTATTCTCCGCCAAAATTTCCAGTGCCGAGTATTTCATCGGAGTATCTTTCCATGCTTCCGGCAGGTTTCCGGGATATAAGGTGCAGTATGAACTTTCTCTGTATCCTTCATCTGTGCACCACCGTACAATACCAGTCTGTTTATACTCTCTGTATTCATAACTGCTGGTGCATGGCGTTCCGTTCGGTGCAAATTTGTAAAATGTCCTTACAATCTCAAATAATCCATCATTTGTCTTTCCATCCGGCTTTACTTCTCTGTATGCTGTAAAATACCGCCACAGGAACCCCTCTTCTCTTGGATCAATAAATGAAACAATCCTCCTGTCACATATGCGTGCCGGCATCCTGCCTCTGGCTTTAATGGTGACCGGACTTCCGCAAAGGGGGCATATCCCCTTCTCGTTATTTCTTAACCGAATTTTCGTTCTGTCTACCAGTGTCACCCCATTACAATGAGTGCAATGCACCAGAGCCTCATTCTTTGATCTTGTTGAGTAAATCAGATATCTGCTGAATGACATCGCCTTATC